AACGGGTTCACCGTTAATCGTTGGCGGTGGTTCAATGGACATCTACGCACGTGCAATGCAAATCGCATGTTGCAACACAAATTTCGGTGTTGATTTAAGTCGTGCAATGAATGACGGCTATTTCTACAACGATTCATTTGCACCGACGGCATTATCGGCTTCATTAGCATTTGCACCGGGTGCGGCGCAATTGGTAACATGGAACAAATATTTGGGTGACTATGCAAAAAGAAATGATTCATTCGAACACGGAACAATCATTGATCCATTCACGGGATTAGTTTATGACTTAAAAACGTCTTATGACGATTGTCAGGAAAAATGGTTTGTTGAATTGGCTTTAAATTGGGCATGGTTCCAAGTTCCAACGGCTTATTGTGTTGAGGACGTTAATTTAATGGTGCTTGTTGAGGATTGTTCAGCGGGACCGGTTGTTTGTCCATAATCAAATAAAATTTGGGGTGATACAAATCACCCCTTAATTCAATTAATATTTAAACAAAAAAAACATTTATAAAAATGGCAATTTGTAATTCAACATGCGCCCCGTCGTTACCGAGTCGTTACGCGGGCGGTTGCGGAATAGTTACTCGCAAAGGCGGAATTGAAAAATTCGCGTTCATCAAATGTGACTATGAATTCACGGACATTGAAAGCCGTACAGAATGGATCGCGGCGGTTGCATCCGGTGACGTTGTTTTTTCCGGTTTGGTTTTAGGCCAAAAGGCAAAAGGATCGTTCACGAAAAAAAGGATCGCATCGTGTCAACCTGAAGCGGTTGTTGGTGCTGAAAAACAAATCACGTTTCAGGATTACAACACCGACACGGTGACGACACCGGGACCGGGTTGTTTGGCTTATAATTTTTGGAATGAAATTTTGACGAACGCGTCAAATTATCGTTTCGGATATTATACATGCGACGGTTTCTTTTATGGCGTGATTGACAATTTCCAAATCGAAATTGACGAAGTTATTGAAGACAACAACACGGGTGCAATTTATTTTGACGGAACGATCCTTTGGAACGACGTTGAAATGGTTTGTCCGGTTGCGGTTGACCTAAATGGTTTATAAAAAAATCGGTTTCAATAGGTTTTCAGAAAAACGGCGGTTCACAATGTGAATTTGCCGTTTTTTTTTATTTTTGAATCATGATAAGACATCAAAACAAATTAAACGAAATCGAAACAGAATTGGCAACCGTTGTTCAAACATTGCATTGGGGCGCGGGCCGTTACGATTTACACATTTTATTGGGCAAAGTCAATGAATCAGATTGGCCGGTTTATGAATTGCAAGGTTCAAACCTGAATGAATTGAACGCGGAACGTGAAAAAATTGGATTGCATAAAATGGATCGAAACGCGAATCACAAAATCGTTGAATCAAATTGGATTTCAGTTTTGAAAAATGGACGCGGTGTTGTGATTGTTTTCACCAATCGCGATTTCAGAAACAAATCAAATTCGCAAATTGAAACGGCGTTGTCATGGTTGGTTGAAAAATTTCCGAACCTGATAATTGAAAAATGCGAAAACAAAAAATTCGATTCGTTTTTGCTTACATTTACAAAACCAAAATCAAAAAAAATAGTGGTTGAGCAAACGACCGAAATTGAACAAATTGAAAATGAAAAAACCGTTTAAATATTTGGTGATTCATTGTTCGGCGACACCTGAAGGTCGAAGCGTCACGGCTGAAACCGTTCGGAATTGGCATTGCGCCCCGAAACCGGTCGGTCGTGGTTGGTCGCGTGTTGGCTATTCCGATTTGATTTTGTTGGACGGAAGTCGTCACCGATTTGTGAAACATAACATGGACAAATGGATTGACGAAAACGAAATCACAAACGGCGCGTTGGGAATCAATTCCGTTTCACGTCATGTTTGCTACATTGGCGGAATGACTAAAGACATGAAACAAATTAAAAACACGTTGACGGATCAACAAAATTCAATGTTGTCGTCAATCATTGCCGAGGTTTTAAGTTACAACCCGGACGTGTTGATTGCCGGTCACAACCAATTTGCGCCGAAGGGGTGTCCGTCTTTTTGGGTGCCGGATTATTTGCGCAACCATTGTTTGATAAAAGTCAACGAAAAAAATATTTACTTAAACAATCCATATAATGCAACCAACATGTTTAAATAATTTAATCGGTGTTAAATGTTTGACAACCGGAACACCGACGTCGGGTTTATACATTAACGATTTAGAGGGTTTGAATTTGAAATATGCCGCGAACATTGCGGATTCGGATTTTATTTCAGGTTTACAATTCCTGAATGAAAAAATCGCATTTGCTACAAAATTGGTCATTTCAGATTTGACACGTTACGCGTTGCCTTATTTCCGCATGAATAGCATTGTGGACGAATTATCGGTTGGCGATTGGACAAATACATCATTAGGAGTTCAAAACGCTGATAGGGGCGTTCATTTGCAGGTTAAACGTTCGCGAATGTTACGAATTAACGTGACCAATATCAAAATAAAAATTGGAAACGCAAACACAACACACGATGTTTGGGTTGACGACGGGAATGTTCAAACGCAATATTCGTTCACAACCAACGCCCAAGGCGAAGCGGAAATAAATTTGAATTTTACATCGACAACACCGGACGTTTATATATACATGGACAATTCAACAATCAATGTCAACAATTCGTCAATCAAAACGGGTTGTGGTTGTTCGTCAAAGTCAGGTCAATATTTAAGCGCGTATGGTTGGAATGGATCAGGAAATTCAAATTCAACATACGGTTTGAAAGTCCAAGCGAACGCCATTTGTGACAACGACGAATTCGCGTGTGTTTTAGGTGCAAAATTAGGTTTGCCAATTTTATATCGTTCAGGAATTGAAATTTTACACGAAGCGGTTGCAACGGATCGTTTGAATTCATTGACTTTGTTGGACACCGACAAAATCAATTTTTTATTGGAAAATTGGACGGCTGAATACGACAAACAAATGAAAATGTTGATTGAAAGTTTGCCGCAATTATTGCGTCGAATTGACGAATGTTGTATTGTTTGCAATCAAAATCGCTACATTCAAGGATTACCATAAAAACAAAAATATTATGAAAACAAGAGGTCAAAAAAATGCATGTTCAAGTTGTGGCGGTTCACGTCCACGTCCGGGTTCAATTCAACGTCCAAGCAAACCGCGCGGAAAATGAAATCTCATTTCATAAGTGAAACGAAATCAATTTTCGGTTCGGTGTTATCGTTGAATCTGAAGGTTGTTCCGTTCACGTTGTCCGTGTTCGGCGGGTTCACGTTGGGTTCGATTTCCGGGTTTGTTTCAAATTGGATTTTCGATCCGGCCGTGAGTTATTACACGTTGATGTTGTTGATTTGTTGTGACCATTTCACCGGAATGTGGATTGCATGGAAAAATAATCGATTTGAAACGCGCAAAGCAACGCGGGTTTTTTGGACGTTGTTATCACACACCGGATTGTTGGCATTTGCGACAAATTTGGCAAAAGGTTCAAACGCGATTTATTGGTTGAACGAAGGAATTTTCGTTCCGTTGGTGGTTGTCAATTTGATTTCATTAGTCAAAAATTTATCGTTGTTGGGTTTTATCAAAAAAGGATTTGCCGAATTATTATATCGAAAAATTGATGTTTATAAAAACGAATATATTCAAAGCAAAGACGCCAAACCCGGAAACGACGGTTGTTAAAAATTAAAAAAATATGTTGGGAAAATACACGAATTTTCAAAAATGGATGTTGGCAATCACAATCGTTTTGTTTGTTATGTTTTTAATACCATTTAAAAAATTATTTACAAAACCGGACATTGTTGTGAATGATTCGGATCAAAACAAACGAATTGAATTGTTGGAATTCAAAATCAAAAAATTTGAGGTTCAAAAATTGACATTTGATTCGACATTGAAAGTGATTTCCGATTCAATCGTTTCATTGCAATATGAAATTGAAAAAAAGGAAATGCAAATTTTGAATTTAAAAAAGAAAAAACATGAAACGAATATTGTTGTTCGCAATTTTAACGATTCAGACATCACCAATTTTTTCGCAAACCGTTACAAATAACGATTCGACAAAAATTGTCGCAATGCCGAAATGGATTGTCCTGAATATTATTTCAGAGTTGAAAAATACGGATCTGATAATTGAACAAAACAATTTGATTGCGGAACAAAATGATTTGCAAAAAAAACAGATTGACGAATTGATGAAATTGAATAAGTCGTTCGCCGAAAAATTGGTTCAATGCCGGTCAACAACCGACGAATGTGAATTTCAAAATTTGGAACACAAAAAGAAAATAGAGTTTTTAACTAAACAAAGCAAAACCCGAAAACGAAATTTAATTTTCACGATTGGGATTGCGTCAATTTTACTAATTTTAAAATAAAAATACAATGAAAAAAACAACAACAATTTTGATGTTAATGTTCGCGATTCAATCGTTTGGACAAACACAATCCGACACAATTTATTTTTCGTCAATGGCAAAGGTCGATTTGGCAAAAGTTTATTTGACCGAAGTTCAACGCGTCACTAAAAAATTAAACGTTTGCGCGTTTGATTCAGTTGACGCCAACGTTCCAAAAAACAAATACACGATTGACAAATTCAAATCGGTTAATCAAATGGTTGACGAATACAACAAAGAATTAATGATTCAATTCATTGACCTGATTCCATACGCGGATAAAAAAGACATTATCAACGCAATCATTTATTTGAAAGGATTATGACACCCGAACAATTCAAAGCAAAATTGAACCTGATTTCAACCGAATTAAGTCGGTCAACGGGTGATTTGCTTTTGTTGGGTGCTAAAGATTTAGAAGGCCGAATGAAACGTCGAATTTTCAACGACGGTAAAAATACGGCTGAAACAAAAATTGGAAAATACACGTCCAAATATTGGACAAAGAAACGATCCGAACGCGGGAATCAAACCGGGTTTGTCGATTTGGAATTTACCGGTGATTTGCGAAATTC